TTGTACCGCTAAACTATCAAGCGTTCCTGACTGTGTTAAATTAACTCCAGTTGCAGAACTGTTGCCACCGTTTCCAAATGCAAAGAAGTTGCCTGTTGCTGGTGATGTGTTTCTTTCACCCCAAATATAGAATAATCCACCTGTTGTTGGGGTTGTGCCAGCAGGACCAGTAGGTCCCGTTGGGCCAGTAGGCCCTGGAACTGTAGATGCTGTACCCGTTGCTCCTGTGGGACCTGTGGCCCCTGTAGCGCCAATCGCCCCTGTTGCACCAGTTGGACCCGTAGGTCCTTCCACCGTTGAAGCGGCTCCCGTTGCACCAGTGGGTCCTGTAGCCCCCGTCGCTCCTGTAGCACCCGTAGAACCAGTAGGACCCGTCGGACCAGTTACCATTGAATCGGCACCCGTTGGCCCAGTAGGGCCTGTCGGACCTGTACTTCCCGTCGGACCAGTTGGTCCTGTTGAACCGACTGCAGTACTATCAGCACCTGGAGCCCCTGTAGGTCCTGTGGGACCAGTGCTTCCAGTGGGTCCCGTTACTGTGCTTGCGGCACCAGTCGGACCAGTCGGACCAGTACTTCCTGTCGCTCCCGTAGGACCTGTGGGTCCAGTTACCGTAGAGGCATCTCCTGTGGCTCCTGTAGGGCCTGTAGGTCCTGTAGGACCCATTACTGTACTGTCAGCCCCAGTTGCACCAGTAGGCCCTGTAGGGCCTGTGGGACCTGTGGCACCCGATGGTCCTGTAGGTCCTGGCACTGTGCTATCGGCTCCTGTTGTCCCAGTTGGACCAGTAGAACCCGTTGCACCCGTAGCACCCGTAGCGCCAGTTGCTCCAGCGGGACCCGTAGGTCCAGTGACCGTGCTTGCAGCACCCGTTGCTCCCGTCGGTCCTGTAGGACCTGTCGATCCTATAGCACCCGTACTTCCAGTAGGACCAGTAGCACCTTGCGCTCCAACGTCTCCTGCTCTAAATGCTGCTAGGTAAACAGTTGTTGCGTCTGCGGGAAGAGTTCCTTCTACATAGGTAACTGGAATAGTTCTCCATGTACCGTTATCTGTAATTGTTCCAGTAATATTAAATACTCTTTGTGAACCGCCAAGTAGGTTAGCAAATGAAAGTTCTGCTTTGACTGAGTTCGTAGAGTCATCCCAAACCCCAAGTACGCCAGTTCGAGCAGTACCGTTTGCGTCTGTCTCGCTAATGTAAATCTGAGTTACAGAGGCTATTGTAGCATTATTAAACCTTATAAACCCAGAGCCTGGGTCAGAGGCTGTTGTTGTTGTGCTAAATGTGTATTGAATTGTAGGAGTGGCTCCTGTTGATCCTGTAGGCCCTGTCGCTCCTTGTGCACCTGTATTTCCCGTTAAACCAGTTGGTCCTGTAGGACCTATATCACCTGTTAATCCTGTGCTTCCAGTAGGTCCTGTAGGGCCAGTAGAGCCAGCAGACCCTGTAGGGCCTGTGACTGTACTAGCAGCACCAGTAGATCCAGTAGGACCCGTTGGCCCTGTGGGGCCAGTTACTCCTTGAATACCTTGAGGACCTTGGTCATTAGAGAGAACAACTGTAGTATCTGGGGTCTCCAAAGGCTGAACAATTACTTCAATTGCTTCTGTCTCTGGACTGATATTGACAGATATATTGTTACTAGATGCTTGTTCAACTACTACAATTGTTTCGCTCATATTAGACTGTTACTCCTGCCGTTACTACAAATTTACCTTCAAGTAGTCGGGTAACTACTGAACCAGAATCAAATACAAAATCATAAACATAACGACCTGGATCTATATTTCCTGTTTCGGTAGCACTAAGGGTGACAGTTGCCTGCCCATTAGTTGTACCTAGAACAATCTTAGAGTTAGCGGTAGTTGCTGTTACGGTTGCTGCAGTTGATTCAATAAACGGTTTAACCGTCATTGTTGCGGTATAACCTGTTAGGTCCCAAGGAGTATCGCCAGTCTTAACAACAAATTGGAAAACAAATGTAGAACCCTGCTCACAGACTAAATTGTGTTTTGCACTCATGGTAATACTTCCTTTAGGTTTAAGTTACTTCTTCTTCTTAAAAGGTTCTGCAGCAGCACGACCCACGCCAAATACAAATCTAGCAAATGGATCTGTTGTTCCTTGCTTTTTCTTAGCAGGAGCAGACTTCTTGACTGGAGAATACGATGTTGATGCTTTCTTTGCTGGTCCTGCTTGCTTGGTGCTACGGTAGCCAGATGGCTGACCCATCATTGGTCCTGCTTGCTTAGGATTGCTAGTTCCAGAACCAGATCCTGGTGCTGCCTTCTTTACCTTAGCCTGTGCTGCGTTTAGACGGCTTGCACCGTACATGCGCTTTACGCCTTCGACGTATGCTGCACTTGCTCCGCCTGCTGCCTTCTTAAGAGCAGCGGCCATTCCTGCTGATTTAATGCTATCGATTGTTGCTTGGCTCACTTTGATTGCTGATGCCTTCTTTGATCCTGCAGGATTCTTATATCCCGAAGGTTGTCCTGCGCTTGTCATCTTTTTCATTTTACCATTTCACCTTATCTGCCCAATATGCGGCACTCATTTTTCCCTTGGATATGTTACTTGCGTGTCTTGCTTTGAAAGACTTACGTCGTGCAGCATAAGATGCAGACTCTCCAGCCTTCTTGGGAGAACCGCTTACGCCCTGTTGGCCGAAGCGAATAGTTTTAACTTTGTCCCCAACCTTAGCCACAACTACGTGTGACTTCTTAGGATGGTTAGGTGTACGCTTTGGCTTGTTAAAGCCAGATACTCCTGCTCGTTTTAATCTTGAGTCTTTCATTTCTTCTTTATTAGCGCTTCTTATACTTGGCGTTGTATTGCATTATGAATTCATCAACATACTGCTTGTATGTCCAGTCTCCTGCCTTGTATGCTGCAGACTGCTTAAACTCTTTTAGAGTTGGTGGGGTAAACTTGGGTATTGGTGTAGCCTTTGGCTTAGCACTTGCAGTAACTTTAGGCTTAGGTGTTACTTTAGGCTTAGGTGTTACTTTAGGCTTAGGTGAAGGTGTAGCCTTCTTCATCATTCCTGGCATGATTACATACCACGCTTGTTGTTGAAGATACCGCGCTTTACGATCTTCTTCTTAGCGGACTTTTTGGCAACCTTCTTACCAGTCTTTTTGGCTTCCATCTTGGCCATCGCCATACCTTTTGCTGTGTATGGGAATTCTTTTTTTCCTACTTTTGGCATTATACCGCTCCTACTTCTTTGAGTTTGGATACTGTTTTCTTTTGGATTATCTTAGAGTCGACCATAGTATTGGCGTCATATGCCGCTCCTAAAGCCTCAGAGGCCCTTCTAGCCTCCTGAATTGCTTGTGTGCTAGTTCCAGCAGGTTGGATCCCCTCAGCCCGTGCAGAGCGGTAAGCATCCAATTCGCCTTCCCATTTCTTGTTGCTCATAGACTTAGCGCTGTGGGCGTCTCCAGTACTTAACTGGAGTCCTGCAGCCTTGCATCCGAAGCAGACATCTGGACCGCCACAGGTGCTATGATCAACAAAAACATCTTGTGATGCAAATGGAACTGGAGAGGTTTCCTCGCAGTTCAAGCATCCATACTTTGTAGCCTTAAAATCGTGAGTCTCAGTGAATCCCCATTCAAGTACCTTACTGATATGATCACACATTTATACTGTCTCCACCGTGTATCCTGCGGCCTCTAGGCCAGCCTTCTCTGCTTCATTAACATCGTAGGTAATCCCACCTAAGTAGAATGCCTCTGCTTCTGCTACCTCTTCGCTAGAAGGGTTTCTGACTTCGTAATATTCCCCTTCAATCTTGATAACGCTAATCCCGCGTGTAAGGCGAAAGCGACTAAAAAGTGGCCCATCGCCAGCAGGACCTTCGCTGATTGTTGGTGTTGTGAATCTGTATGTCATTTGACCTCCTAAGTCGTTTTACTGATAGGTAGGGGTTGCCCCCTACCCACCCGTCTAATTACTTAGATTATGCACGTACAGAAGATGCTGTCTCAATACGATAAAGCGCTTCTTGACGGAATACAGACCAGTTGATCATACCGTGCCAGCCGACTGGGCGGAAACGGTTCAACTTGTCTACAACGTTACCAAACTCAATGCCTGGTTCCTTCCATACTGCCTCAGCAAGTGCTTGCTGTCCGAGTACGTAGGTGTTGTAAACGCGAGCCTTTGGAGTCACTGTGAGAGTGTTTGTTCCAACAGTTCCTGAGTTAGCAACAGACACTGTGAATGTAGTGTTTGTTGTACCAACTGAGATTGCTGTGATTAAAGCACCAGTGCCTACGTTTGTACCAGAGATAGCATCTCCAACCTCAGCAAGACCACCGAAAGCAGCGTTTGCTGCAACGATTGTGAACTCGCCTGAAACTCCGCTTACTGCAGGAGCAGTAGCAAGTGCTGTTAGAGCCTTACCTGAGATAGTGTTGGTCATGCGTGGTGTCTCGATGAAACGGACACCTTCCCATGCGCCGAGTTCTCCTGCAAGGAGTGGCCCGACATTCTGGTACTCATGTGGTGTACGCCAGATGTTGTTTCCTGTCTCTGTGCGGAGATCGTGTGAAACTTCTGGGTGGATGTATGAAACATACATTCCTCCACGTGTGAGAACATTTGCAGCGCGCAACTTTGTTACTGCGTAACGTACGTCGCGTCCCTTGAATGTGTCTGTTGAGTCAATTGTTGACTTAGCAGCAGTTGTTGAAAGTGCTCCGCCTGATTCACGGATGACGTTTGTTCCTGCATCTAGAACAGCGGCAATACCGTTGTCTAGTGTTGTTGCCATGTTGAACGCAACTGCGTTAGCAATCCATGGATCAACATCAGCAAGTGACATAAGTGCCAACTTGCGTGTTGGGAGTACTACGCGACCAAGTTCTTGCTGTGTGACATCAAGAGTTGTGGTTGCTGGTAGTGCTACTGCATCTGGGTCTACAGTTTCAGCGAGTGTTGCACCTGCGATTGAGGTGTCAGCAATATCGTTGTGGAACTGGAAACGGATTGAAGAACCGTCGTGGGTTGGGCTTCCGATCTTCTTGTCCGCGATTGCGCGGAACTGTGGTGTTGAACGAAGGTTAATTTCGATTAACTTATCGTACGCCAAAGTTACAAGATTGGAACCTAAACCAGAGGTTGTAGTGGTAAAGATATCTGCCATTTGGAGATATCTCCTTTCTGATTAGTTGGAAAGCGGTTGTTATTGACCGCTGAGGATTGTTAGGATTTCTTCCTCAGAATCTGCACCCGCTAGGCGGTTTGCAATATCATCTGAGTATCCAGGCGCTTCTGCATTAGTTAACACATTGTTTATCTTCTGCATTGAAGCAATATCTTCTTTAGATACTTTTGGAGCATCATTTTGAATACCGAATACATCGGCATGCTCCTCGATCCATAAGGAAATTGCTTCCTCTGATGCTTCGATGTCATTTGGAACGAATGCAGCAATTTTTGGATTAACGCCACGGGATGTAAATACATCCTTTAGTATCCGCTCTTTCTGAGCCTTGCTCAGTTCTCCTAGGTTAGTTTCTAGTTCTTTTGCTCTGCGCTGCTCGGCCTTTAGTGCTTTGCGGAGTTTCTTTACTAGATCGGTATCGGTGTCGTATGTCGGGGTATTATCCTCGTCATCTTCGTCATCGAAGTCCCAGTTGATGTTGTCGCGGTTGTTGCTCATAGCAACCTCTCCCTTGTTAGTAGTTGGCATACGCCTCAAGTGTGGATGGGGATCCATCTTGGCTCGTACTATCGGTCTTATTACGCCATTGGGGCCGACAGGTCCAATGGGATTCTTTTATATTGCTCCTGTTGTGGAACGTGTTCCTAGTGAGCCACCATATCCACGGCCTGCTCCAAAAGTTCCACTCTTACGTTGGAACGCAAGTTCTTCTTGTTCTTTGCGTTTCTTGCGTAGTTGTGATTCTGTTCCTTGGAATTGTTCTGCTTGTAGTTGCTTCTGGATAGCATCTTTGTCAGCATTGACTCCGTAGATAGATTCAAGTTTAGTAAGAGGTTGAAGAGTTCTTCCTATTTCTTCGAAACCTGTAGATGCAAGTTGTGAAATCTGAGCCTCTGAGTAGCCCTTCTCAGTAAGAGAAGCAGCAAGAGCCTTCATGCCTTCAATCTGACCAGGTTGTGAAGAGATGCCTGTGCCAGCGCGACGAATCGCTTCGGCTACAAATGCTCCTGTATTTCTATTGCTTTCTAGTTGCTCTTTGCCAATTTTAGGATCAAGATAGAAGTCTTGCAGACCTTCTTTGCTAGCGATATATCCCAGAGCAACGAGTGCATCTGTCTTGGCAGTGTCTGCCTGTATGGCAGCCAAACGAGCAGTATTAGCGCGTTCATCAAGATCAAGGACTGTAACGTTATTCTTCACATAGTTCTTGAGTGCCTCTTGGCTTAGATACTTATCGCTAAAACCATACTTCTGCTGGAGTCCTCTGTATCCCTCGACAGCATTAAATAGTTCACCTGCATCTTTTGGATTTGCAAGACCTTCGTTTAGGTATCCATATTCTGTATAAAATGGCGAGGTTAACTTAGTTCCATTTTTAAGAGTATATTCCTTGGTATTAAGAAACAAGGTTATAGCATTATCATAGTCAATGTTATCTTTAAGTAGTGAGTTAAGATAAGATGTTGAGGAATCAAGTATTTTATCTGAAAATCCCTGTGCACGAAGCAAAGCCTTGAGTACATCTACGCTTGTAGATGGAGTTGCTGTAAGATCAACTGCTGGTTTATCATCACCTGCACTACCGCCACCACCGCCATTATTTTTAACTGGATATAATTTCCAGATACCATCAGTCCATATATATTCAAATCCATCTGGGGAATCTGGTTGTATATCTGGATTGCGAAGAGGATCTGGATCTTCCTTTTCCTCTTTCTTTGGAATTATTGGATCTACTATTGTACTTCCGTCAGCGTTAAGTCCCTGAGAGATGTATAGATCTGCAAGTGTTTGTCCAATTGCTTCTAAAAAGGGTTGAGCACCTGTAAACTCATTGCCTTGTATTCCCGTAGGGTTTCCATTAGCGTCATAGCCAGTAGGAGCAAGAACATCACCAACTGCTCCAGATGATAGACCACCAAGTGGTCCAAATTGTGTATAAGAATCAGATGACGGTTTTGCAGGCTTTGGTGTAGGAGTCATTGTAGGAGGCATTGTTGCTGCTGAGTTTGGTTTAGGTTTAGGATTCCTAGGAGTGTTTACAACTCCAGCAACGGGTATAGCAGCAGCAATTGGATTTACCTCTGCAGTAGGTGCAGAAGTTTCCGCAGGTTTAGGTTCAGGTGTGGGTGATTGAAAAGAAAGATATGTCTCATAGGAGGTTCTATCCTCTTCTGGAAGTTTTGCTTGGCGCTTGTTCCATTCTGCCCTTGTGTATGCCATTATTAACCTAACGCATTCTTTAGTGACTGAGCCATGTTGACTGCTGTATTGATTGCTGTTGATGTACTTTCATAGCGCTTGTCGCTCTTAATAATATTCTGCATTTCAAACTCATTAGGCAATCTGTACTCTCCCTTTTCGTCCTTAAAGTTAAGTACCATTAGAGCGAGATCATCCTTAATTCCAATGTTGGTCTCAAGGCCAGCAGATAACTGCTGTAGCACTGGAGCAACATACTTGTTGGCGGTTTCACCAGCCTTTAGATAAGGCTTGATTGCCATAAAACGATTGCCAGACTTAGCCTGAATCTCTGATATATACTGATTGTAGATCTCGTTTTGAACCTTCTCATCAGGATTAGATAGAAGATTCTTGATAAGCGGAGAAACGGCAGCAAAGTCAGGAACGGAATCGTAGTTTCCTTCGTGGTATGCTTTGATTGTATTAAAAATGGTCTTTGCAGAACCACCAATATCTTCTACATTCCACTTTGCTGCTGGAAAGTTTGCTACAAGGAAGTCAGCAAGGAACTCTGTTTGTTCTTCTGGGGTGAATCCTTCGCCCTGTGATGTGGATGTTCCAACAACTTTACTTTTTGTAAGATACTGACCTTGGTCGTTTTTAAGTCTTACAGAATATATCTTCTGGCCAAGTTTATCAACTTTTTGCTTACCAGTTTTTGGGTCAATAACTGGCTTGCTTTTAGTATCGTATTGGTAGCCCTTTTCGGTTACATTGTTTGTGGTTGTAGGCTGATTCTGTTGCTTGACCTGTGTATTCCACGCAGTCTGAAACTTATTATCTAGTTCTGGGGCTGGCCACTGACCAAATGCTGTGAAGTAGGCATTGTTGTAATACTGGCGAGCATCGCCAAGATCCTTGAATTGAAGTGCTGTTTGGATTTGCTTAGTGTACTGTGTGGTCATATCTGGCTGAGCAGGGCCAGCCTTTGGCTTAACAGTGCTGTTATAGGCTTTTAGGAAATCAAGGGGAAGCAGTTGGCTTTCTATAGATCTAAGAATAATCTTCTCAATAGCAGCGGATTCGTCTACTCCAACGACTCCAACTCCTAGAGGTGTTGTCGACTTGCTTAATCCACCCTTACGAAGCAAGTTTTGCATCTCAACAAAGTCTGCACCCATTGTTCTTTGGATATCCATAAGATACCCTGCTTTTCTTACTGGGTCAGTTTCCTGAGCAAATAGTACAAAAGGGTTTTTTGGATCGCTGTATAAGCCAAGGATTCCTGCAGCCTCTTGTTGCGTCTTAGATGATGCAGATGGTGTGTCAGGAACGAACATAGATCCTACATATTTTCCTGCCATTATTCAGCCTCTCTTAATATACCAGCGAATACACCGTAGTACATACGGGAGAATTCAGGATTGTTAGACATTAATGTTTCTCCTAGAGCAACAAGTTCATTACGCATAAGTGTTTGAACTCCGCCCTTAGATGATAGTTCTGCATAGTTTGAAACCTTGAAGTCATTAAGAAGTTTTCTAAACTCATCGAACTGCTTGTAGAATGTAACTGTTTCTTCATAGACGGAAGATGACTTGAATATCGGATCTTCAATAGCCCGACCAATTGTTGCTATTTTCTCATCCTGAACTCCAGTTACGATAGCATCTACTGGTCTAGCACCACCAAATTGCTTATTCAAGATAGCAATCTGCTCGTTATACCAGAAATCGGTGTAACGACCAGCAATCTGTTGCTCGGCAATCTGGCTCTTGAGCATGGAGTAAACCATGCCTTCTGCCTCTTGTGATATCTCTGCGCTAGACATCTGACGACGAGCACCCATCGTTTTCTGCCAGTTAGTATACTTTATTGCATACTCTCCGCCAGGGAAGAAGTAAGGAATGACATCTCCAGCAGGTGTAGCATATTTACTGACTGCATCTGGGTTGTTATTCAAGAATGTCCAAGCATCGGCTGTACCAGAGGTTCCTGGTGTAGTGTTGCTGATTGCAACTAGGATATTCTTGTGACCAAACTTCTCGGCAAACTTAGACGCTGCTGTGCCATTATCGCCAGGATAACGCTTCTTGAGTGTATCCCACTCTTTATAAAGCATTGTCATGGTCATAAAGTTTTGCTTGTTGTTAGGATTCTTAATGCTTAGCAGAACCTCTTGGATAGGGGTTGCTGGAGAGATACTCTGGAATATAGCACCCAAAACATTTGCCCACTTAGAAATATTTTCAGCATCGCTGAATAGTTGATTTCTTGCATTGTCATTAGCGAATGGATTATCACCGTAGTCACCCGTAGAGGCTAGGTAAGAAGCCCAGTCTTTAACTCCACGCTGTGTAGTTGCATCATCTGCAAGGAAAGCATTGAATATTTTCTTTGCCCATGCTGGGAAGATGATATCTTCTACGCCCTTAGGCTCACCAAACGGTGTAACAATATCTCTAAGCAAGTCATCTACTGGACCAAATGCCTTATCTCGTCCACTCATTGTATAGGCAGCGACCATAGCAGGTCCCATGCCAGGAGATATAGGGTTAACAGAACCAAATGCAAGGTTCAAAGACTGTATTGGTGAAGTTATCTGTAGAGCATCTTTTGTATTAATATTTTTACCAGCAAGAGCACCGATAACAGAACCAACAAGAGGCATCTTAAACTTTAGATCCTCAGACATTTCATCTTTGTAAAAGAATCCTTGGTTGTCATCATAAGTTACATTGGTGAGATCGTAGATTACGTTTGAGCCTTCTTTTGTAAGAGAGTCAAATGCTTTGGCAAACTTAATCATAGGCACTGGGTTAGAGAACATTAGTTCTCCCCACTTACCAATGGTATTGTAGTGAGCCTGAGCAAATGGTGCTACCAAACGTGCTGCGTTAGCCCACTGTTTCTGCTTAGCAGCATTGTAGAATAGTCCCTCTACATACTTAGAGGCTTGCTGTGCAGCAAGAGAATCGACTGTTCTTAGCGTTGCTCCACCTCTGTGAACATAAGAAGGGTTCTTTTGTCGTTGCTTGAGTGTATTATTAATAGCACGTAATGGTGCTGGAAGTCTACCAATGATCTTCTTTCCACCCTTAGATGTAGGAGCGAAGGCTTTGTTGGCGTTGTTACGCAACTTAATCAAATCATCAGTGCTGAGCATATCTGCATATGATGCAACAAAGTCCCAATAACTAGCATCAAACTCAGGTCCAAAGTTAACTTTACTTTCGACTTTTGCCGCTAGATCAAAGAACCAATTTGTAAATTGCTTTGCTACTTTAGAACTGCCATCAAAGACTACTTTTTCGTTGTACACACGTACACGAGATGCAACCATTTGATCTGGCTTAAAGATCGCAGCAACTTGCTTTTCAAAGTTCTTCTCTGCAACAATAACCTGCTCTGTTGTCAAACCTCTTTGAGAATACGGTGGTTTAATAGTAACTAACTTGCCACCTACTGGAACCTTTGCTTCTCCATCTCGCAGGATAGAAAGAACTAAATCTCTTTGTGCTCCCTGGCCGGCAAGAAGATCAACCTGTCCGATTACTGTGTTAGGTTGCTTTGCGTCAAATAGGTAAGTAAGAAGGTTGTCTTTATTGATGTTTGACTTTACAACACCAGGTCCAGTTTCTTTGAAAGGATTGATAAGAAGTAGTTCGTTCATTCCTTCATTATCATCGTAAATTGCTGAGAGGAATTCTCTTAACTTGTTTCCTGGTTCATCAAATGTATCAATTAAATCATCAACATATTGAACCTGTGCCTCAGGATTTCCAGTCTGGAAGACACGGATTACATCTGGGATAAATTTATCTGATGAGAAGTTGTTAATTGTCCAAGCAAGACCCTGTAAGTAATCTTCACTTGTAGAATCTACAACGTTATATGTTCTAAATATACTTGCTGGTTTTCTTCCAGGAGCACCGTAGTCTGCAGTAGAATCTTTACCACGACGGGTTAAAGCCTGACGAGCAATAATAGATTCAGAGAACTGAACCTCTGCATCTGTAGACTTAAAGAACTCACCCATAGCATTTACGCCAAGTTTGCTCTTGCCTGCTAATGCTTTCTGAGCCCAGTTACCCTCTGGATTAGCAATCATCATAGAGATGAAACCAATAGGGTTGTTGAATAAACTGTTATGGCCAGATAGGAACTGGCGCATTTGCATTTCTCCTACGTTACGCATGATGTAGGCAAAACGACCTACCAACTGCGCTGTACGCCAAAGATCTCCAGTTTCTTCAAGGGCTATTTTTAATGATCGTGACTTGCCATATAATGGAATATTAGTTTTAAGATCTATAATAGATCGAGTTACTGCGCGTGAATCTGGAAGATTAAGTACAGACTTAGCCAATTGGCTCTCAAGCATTCCCTTTGTTAAACGAACTTCTTTTCCACCTGCTGTTATAATACCGCCACCGCCGTTAGCAAGTGCTTGTTCAAGTGTAAAGTTTGATACAATTACATCTTCTCTACCAGAGATTTTAATCTGCTCTTTAAGTTTAGCGACTACCTCTTTATCAACGCCACCGATTGAGTCAGCAATCTCATCTAGTAACTTCCCAACACCGTTATAAATAGCAGCAGCACGTTCAGCATTAGTTCCAGCAGCAAAGATTGCTCTCTGTGTATTAGCAATGACTCTATCTCGGGTTGCCTTGGTAATGATTCCACCAAATCGAGATGCAACAAGGATAGAACTCATCCAGTCTTCAACGACAGTATTTGTCGATGTTAGATCGCTGAGATTAACTACTGTAGATCTCATGTAGAAACGACCAAATTGTTTGTTAATGTGCTCTGACATGCGAATAGCATTTAGATTTACACCAGGAATAAGGCGAGCAACTGGATTGGCTGCAACTTTAAGACCAGTTCCAACAGCCTTCTTGACTGCAAGTAGATCTGCACCACTGCTTACTTGGTTGAGTAAGATTCTATATACGTCGTCTACTGTAGCAGAATTAGCAAGTTCTATAATAACTCTATCGTCTAGTTTACGTCTAAATAGGTTGCGAAGTTTAACTACATCTTTTTCACCAGCAACAATTTCAGCGACTACCTTAAATTGACGACCAAGCATGAACTTGACTGCTTTATCCATGTTTGGAGTGTCAAGAACATTCCCCATAAAGCCATCTACAAGTCCAACGTTTTCTAGGATAGACTCTCTAAGAACATTGTTTTCTAAAAGTTCTGCCTCTAATTTAAGTACACCTTTAAGACCTTTTGACCTTGGATCGGCTATTAATTCTTTAAGAATCTCTGGATCGCCATTTGCCTTTTCGCGTATAAGTCTAAACCATGCTTCTTTATCTTCAAGATCTATTTGCTTGTTGACAAGTTGTTCGAATTCTGATTCGCGCACAGCCAAGTCATCTTTAGGGCCTTTAATTGAATCTAGTAGTTTCAAAACATTAGGTCCTAGATTGGTAGGATCTGCAAACTCTGATGATGCAATACCGATTTCGGCACGTGTGGCTGCAATCTTTGCAGTATTAGTAATCGCAACTCCACCAGTTTTACCATAGATAGAACGAACGTTAGTAAAGCCATCAACCTTCCAGATTTCCTGTACAAGGTCTGATATTTTAGACATAACTACAGGATTCTTTAGCGCTGCAACTTCACCAAGTAGAGTACCAAGGGGTTTTGCCGCTACAAGTTCATCTCCGATAGAAAATAAAGATCCGAAAAAACCATCAAGGTTTGCTGCATCGTCACGAAGCATAGTTGCTAGTTCATTATAAACTCTAAACTCTGGGTCTGCTGCGTTCTTACCTAGTTTATCTAAACGATCTGCTAGTTGAGAACGACGAAGATTTTCTGCTGTGCGTGTTGCTTCATCAGCCTTTGTAAGGTCATCAGAAAGATCTAGTAACTTTAATTCGTCTGCTGTGTTTGCAGTAACTGCATATTCGTCTAGATAATGTGCTCCAGCGCTGACCTTGCCATACTGTGGAACTTCGTCAAGAAGAATATACCCATCAAAGAAACCGCCAGTACTCTTCATATCGGTAGACAAGAGTGATATTGCCTGAGATAGTTCACCAGTTTGAGTTTTAGGGTTGGTTACAAACCACTCTGAAATGCTTCTAGAAGAAAGTGTTTGTTTGGATACATCATCTGCTGGAGAAAATTCAAATCGCTTGGCGTTTTCAGTTTCAAAATTTAGTAGTTTACGAGCAGTTGAAATTTGTTTGTCGACAATTTTCTTTTCAGTTGCAATAATTTCATCTTCTTTTTTCTTAACGGCTTTTGCATTACGCTTAAATGCCGAAGATACCTTTTTTGTAATTTCATCTTCTACAATCTTGCCTTCTTTTAGAAGAATTTCTTCTGCTTCTTTAGCAGCCTGGTTCATTCCAGGTATGTTATACTGCATTGCATCATTTGCAAATGCTGTTGCTTTCTTGCCCTGCGTAAGAATCTTACCTGCAGCGCCAGGTCCAAACCACATAGATGGATCTAAGCCTACGTTTAGCGTAGCATCTACGATGCCTGAAAGAGTTTTATAAGCATTACCTTCTGGATTAAGACCGATGGTATTAAAAATGTTACGGCCAATGGTGTAGGATTCACCATTAATCTGACCATACTTGCCCATGGCTTTAATCTGTGCTTTTCCTGCTTTGCTTTTAGGATCAACAAAGAATCCAGAACCCTGATTTGAAAAGTTTCTTACTAAAGAACCAAAAGCAGTTGACTCAGATACACCACCTGTAAGTATTTGCAGGTTCGAAATGTTTTCACCACGCTTAACTGCTAGTGCATCGCGTGTCAGAACTGTAATAGCATCATAAGGTAAACGAAGTCCTGCAAAAAGAGTACGAGTTAGACCCTTAAATGGATCGTAAATGCCTTCTTTTAGTCCAGCCTGAATGGTTCCAAGGAATCCACGATCAGGTTCTACGCTCTTTTTGATCTTATCAATGTTAAAAGCGTCTGCTTTAAGTGCAGCAATACCATCAATGGTTGTTATCTTGTTTAGTCCAGGAGTATTTGCATTCAATCCTTGACGAACCATAGATATAACTAGATCATTGCTCATCCCAGGATATTTTTGGGTGATCGAATTAAAATTAGATAGTGCATCTGGGGACAATGAATTCATTGAGTACTGCATCATTGTCTTATAAGAATTTTTCCTAGCATCTAGGATGGCTTTTAGATTATCAGCCATTAAGACTCCAGTTCGTTGTATGCTTCTACCATCATCATTAACTGATAAGATTCTGGATTAGCCGCATACATTGCACGAACAAACATAGAATCAGGATTAAAAGAATCAACTGGTGTTTGCTGTGCTTTATCGTTAGCACCAGGACCACCCTTAGCACCGTGTGAAAGGGGAAGTCCCTGTGTGCCTGGAGCAAAAGCATTTACTGTAGCAACAGGAGTTCCTGCTGTTACAACATCTCCTGCTGAGACTGCACTTGCTGTTTTTCCTGTAGACTCGGCAGATGCAAGAGACTTCATATCTTTGCGTTCTCCGTATGATCCACCAGATGCATTTTCAATCTTAGCGTTACGCTGAATTTTCTGGACCATGCCACGGTCAGTACGCTTTGCGTTCTTTCCGACTCCTGATATAGGTGCAATATTCGACATTTTTAGTCCTCATCTTCATCATCAATATACTCGAGTGGATCCATCTTGTTTGGAATGCCAACATCTGGCAACATCCAATCTGGCCATGAATTGCGATCCATCATGACTGTCATACACACATCAGCGGGAAATCCTGCTGCACGTAGTGCTTTGTAATATTCATTCATTGCTATGCAATAAAGTTCTAGTTTGCTGTAAGACTCATCGCGTACAGTCTTTACTGCTACCTTCTTGACTGGTTTCTTACGCGGTGCCATCTTATCCTCCTAGTCCTGCTAACATGGTTGCTAAATCTGCTGGTGGTCCTGCTTGTTGAGGGGCTCCACCAGAAGGTTGTTCAGGAGCGGCTGGGGATGAAGGTGCCTGCTCAACTGGGCCTTGTGCGCCTGGTGGAGCCATCTCTGGCTGTGCTGGTTGTTCAGGCGCGGGTGGCGTGAACACTGCCAACGCAGCATCCTGTATGTTTTCTCCCCTGGTGATGCGATCAATCACATCAGCAATATTCTTAATAAGCGGTGAAGGGTCTGCACCCTGTGCTGCCATTGCAGGAATTGCTTGAGCAGTTGCTGTAATAGCCTGTGTAAGGTTATCTTGCATTTTCTCAACTGTGATACGTGTTTCTTCCATGCTTGTATTAACATTCCATGGTAGTTCACGGCGGATAAAGTCTTTAGATACAAGATCAGCACCAAGTGCTTGGAGTGAGAAGATCAATGCACGTGAAGGGTCTAATCCAGCCATCAAACCGTAGCGAACTTCAATAGAAGTGTCACCACCGATGTCTTTGCTTGGCTTGTACTTTAACTCGTACGGCGTACCCTGTGCTGTTCCTCGGACACTCTTTTCTGTATCGAAAAGCATTTCGTCCATTTCAAACGCTAATTGCATGACATCTTCAAACACCTCAGCAAGGATGGTTTGACCAGCCTTGATCTGAGAGTCGAAAGCACCAAGTAGCGCCTGGACACCTTGGCCAGTAATAATGCTGGCATCAATGTTTCCAGTTCTACCCTCAGGATATCGAGCACCAAGTCGTAATTCTGATTGGAGTGCTGATTGCTCCTGAAAGGCAGCAGCGGGAATGTCCAAACGGACACGCCCGACACCTTGTGGTTGTGATGTACGGATGACTGCATCTGGACCCATTGGTAGGTCGAGTACATCGCTAGGTACAACAAGTGGCGCTTGGATTGACTTTTCAGCCGCTTCCATCGCTAGGTTAGCAAAACGAGCACGAGCCATCTGTACATAGATGACATCATCAAACTGTCCACGAGGTTGATCATCGATTCCAGGACGTCGTGCAATGCGTACTGTCATCTTGCCTAGTGGGTTCTTTGCTTGACTGAGAACAAGATTGTTATTGCTTGGTAGGTAGAGTACTGTTTGATCTTTATCCATGTACTTAACAAGTTCAATTTCATTGTTAGTATTCTGGCCAAAGCGACCAAGGATACGATCTGCATACTCTGGGAACTCATGTGCGAGTTCATTAGATGTTTTCTTGTAACGCTTAGCGTATGCAACGCAACGTCCAAAACGATCAAACTCTGGATAGGATCCCATAGGATCTTCTATGCGGATAAACGGAATATTGCCTTCAAAATCTGGCTCTACATGGATTGGTAGGAATCCGTATGAGAAGTACCAGTCTGCACCCCAGTACATCTGTGACTGGAGGCGTGAATTGGCAACATAGTTATTGGCAATCATGCTGCGCTTGTCAGCAAACTTACGAGCCTTGGCATCTGTTACCTTGACTGCGCCACAGTTAAATGATGGCAGTGGTGCTAATACCTCAGCCAAGTCACGGGCAGCAACGTCAATAAAGTTGGCAACCATTGAAAATGGTAGTCCCTCAGGGAACATATCAGGAAAGATGCTAGCGAGTTGACCCTTGCGAACAGCCTGGATTTGTGACATGCGGAAATCACGATCAGCATGCAAGTGCTTGAGGTTATCAACGCGCTTGGCAATTCTCTCAATATCTAATGCCATCGTTATTCCTGTTCCTCGCCAAACTCATAGTCATTGACATTGAGTACATAGCGTTCTTGTTGTTGTTTACGAGTAGCCCATTTGTTGGTGATGTGGCTCTGATTACTTCTACCGATTGTGATTACTTCTTTGGCGCGTAGTTCACAGAACCAGAGCGCCATTACACAGTCGGTCTTGCCTTTAGTGTTTGGCTCCCAAGTAATCAACTGTTGGATAAGAGCCTTAATCCCCTCAGAACCTTCCACTGCTGGAAGTTCTATGAGGTTGTCGTTATTAAATGATGTGCCACGCATGGTTCCAAAGAGCCCTGACATGGCTGCTACACCGAACTGTGTATCCCATTTGTTCTTACCAGTGAACTGGCTAGAGAACCGAACCCCTGCTGAGGCTAGGAACTGGCGTAGATCCTCATCTAGGGCATATGCTTTCTGATGAGCGTTAGTCTCAATGCGTAATTCTTGGGGGCGATACTTCTCCACCCACTCTTGGATTAACTTCTGAATCTTCTGTGGTGTCGGATCTGTCATGTTATTGACATCAAGGATGTACCTTTTGCGACTGTTACGATCTACAGTCATTACCACTGCTGCTGTATTACCAGACATAGCAGGGTCTAGACCCATGATGGTGTACCAGGAACCCTTCTCAGAAGGATGCCCTGCGCTACCGACCTTTAGTGGGCCGCGTTTTCGCATCCTGTTGATTGAGCCTTGTACGCAGAGAGGGGCAAAAATCGAGTCTTCTTGAACGTCTTGCTGCTGATAGACCAGCGCCCATGCGCTAGGGCTAACTTCGCTGCGTCGACGGAACAGCGCTCCACCGTTCCACTTGGGGTAAAGTCCGTCCTCGTCAGGAACAACATCTTCATCTGAGCCCTCCCATGGGATATGAGCCTTAGGCCAGAGTGTAACCCACTTGTCAGGGTCATCATCAAACTCAAGCACTGCTGGCATTGATAGATACGTGAACGGTGACTTGCCACCTGTCCAGTGTTCAGGGCTTCTGATCTCTCGATAGAGATCGTTCGGGGCGATACGTGTGCCCACGACCAGTAACTTACCATTATCACCCAGACGGGTGACTACATCTCGCTGGAGCCAGAGAAGTTGCTTCTCCCACTCATGCGCGTTTGAAGTCGTAACAACGTCGTCCAGGATGATGAGGTTCGAACGGGCGCCAGTAATCTGGCCACCAATTCCAAGCGCTTGCACCGTCGGATCCTTTTCGGTAGAATCACGAGAAAGGTAAATGCGATCAGCCTTCCAAGTATCCGCATCCTCTTTCCAACCTCCTGCAGATCCATAGACTGCCTGTAACTTAGACCAGCGCTCGTGGCTTAGCCTTTGCTTAATCGAGTAAAGGTATTCTTTAGCGCGTTCCTGAGTCTTGGAAACGATGGTGATCTTAATATTAGGATCCATGGCAATTCGGTAGACACAGTAGTTGACTGTGATGACCGTAGACTTGGCATGCTCTGGTGGGACGTTGATAAGCAGACGCTTCTTAGAGGCAGGGTCATAGACCATCGACGGGTGAATATAGGAAGGTTCCCGTCCTTCGAGCAAGTCAATCCAAGACTTGTGGTGTGGGAAGATCGGCGAGTCAAGAAACTCACGGCTGAACTCCTCAAAGCCAATTTTGAATTTGGCATCGCCTGTAACTATACTTAAAGTCTTCTGGCCTTCGGTCTTTGCCTTTTCGAGGTCTCTCATGAATGCTGAGTCTTGACGCCAGAGTTTCATGACATCTGGTTTACGCCCAGCCCTTGCAATTGCATCTGTTAATTCTAATCCTTGGCGTACAAAGTCTAAGACTTTTGCCTTGGCTTCTCTGAGAGCAACTACATTATGATGCTCTTTACCGCCCTTGGCAGCCATAATAACTCCTCTAATAAAACCCTTGTATAAAACTCCCCTTTATCGCTCGGCTCGCTCAGGCGAGCCTCGCTAACCCCTGGGTTCGTGGCTGGCATCAAGCCAGCCTACGCTATCGCTACGGCTGTCTCAGCCACCCACTCACATCTAAGATAGACTCACTCTGTAGGAGTCGTTCGTCTATATATATAAACCCGTTCAAAACGGAAATCCGAACGCTACATATTAGCAAATGTGATACACTTCACTAACTTATTATACTAATACGGACATTTCCCCCGTAAATACTGGAAAAATATTGTAGTGCGATAGTATAATATACGACCAGCGGGAGTTATAAGCACTGGGGTCGCGGGTACGCGACTCGAAGTCTTTTGGCGAATGATGAGCGCGAGGGACGAGCGCATTCGCGCTTTTGGGGTGTCGAGAGGGGCTTGCCCCTTCGTGTTTTTAATAACGCTCCGCGATTTAAGTACCGCCGAGGGTCTAGGGCGAGCCCCGCTTGCGGGGCGAGCGCCGATTTTTTTGGGTTTGTGTTGGTGCGTGGTTTGTGTGGGTGGACTATCTGGGCGAGGCTGGGCGAGGCTCTGGGCTGGCTGGCTGAGCGTGGATCGCTGTACGATTATCGTACATCGCGCCTGAGATTCTTTGCCTAGCCTATTTGACTTATGTGCTGATCCATGAGAAGATTCTCTTATCAGGTCGAGCGAATGTCTCGAATGATAAGGAGAAAAAAATGTCAGTAATTAACCTAGATCAGAAGGACTCAGCAAGCCAGTACATCGTTTCATTGGGAGTCGATCTAATCTCTAAAGAACTTGGAACTGAAGTCGAAATCTACGAAAGTCTCCTAAAGGGTCTAAACCTTGGCTCTCTATCGGTTCGCGGTGCTAAGGCTACTATTGAGGCTATAAACGAGGTCGGCGCGCTTCCTTCAATCGCGATCACTTCTTGCCAGTATCTCTTAGCCTCTGAGAAGGCTCGCGCTCTCGCTGGTGGAATCGATCAGCCTCTTAAGTCTCTCATTAATGTCACAATTCAAGGCACGAGAAAATTAGGCAAGAAGGGTTTTGCTGAGCTGATCGAGACTGCTCAATCTTTCGCTGATCTCGCTGAGACTGTCGAGGAGACTCCTGCTAAGGAGAAGGCTCCGACTCCTAAGGCTGAGGGGATCGATGCTCTCTTGAAAAACTTCGTGGATGGGTTCGCTAATCTTGAGGACATCACTCCTAAAGATTCTGAACTCTGGGCAGATTTTCTCGCTAAGGTTAAGGCGATCAGTGGCTCAGTCCGCGCAGGACATCCCTCAGTGAAGGGCAAAAAATCCGCCTAAGTCCTAGAAGATCGAACCCGTCACCCTTTCGGGGGTGGCGGGTTTTTTCTATGCTCCGAGATCGGGCGGGCGGGGCTGGCGTACGATTATCGTACGGGCGCGGGCGCGGAAAGTTTGTGTCGGATAGCAATCACGGCAATTTGTGTTGGTTTGTGTCGGGGGTGGGGGTTCAGCCTTCGCGGTCTGCCAGATCCAGCCATAGCCGACACGCGGAATCGTTTGGCTCGGTGCGCCCCATAGCCCTAGCCGTAGCCCTAGCCGTGACCGGAAATCGCTTGACTTGGCCGGCCCGATGAAGTATTCTTATCACAGTGGACATACCCTTGTCTGCTTCGCTGTACGACAATCGTACAGTAACCCTAACGAAAGGTAATTCAATGGATAAGTACGAAGTGTTCGAGAAACTAGCCGATCAGTACAAGAGAGGACTTCTCACCAACGATGAGTTCTGGGCTGAGGTCAGAGAGCGCGATCTTATGGATAAGGTCGGCATTAACGAAGGGATGGCAAGATAAATGCTAGTTCTGTCAGCATGGGATTTGGTCGCGCTCACTATCGCGCTCACCTCATCCTTCATCGTAGTAATCACCACCGCCGTTGCTAATCACCGACTCACCGAGTCACGCGATTACTGGCGCACCCAGTATCAGGAACTTAACAAGTCCTATGAAGTTGCCGTCTCAGAACTAGGCGGTCTGTAATGCTGTACGACAATCGTACACTCCGAATCGAAAGGATGAACAATGCCAAGCACTAGAGATCAAGTAGAGCAAGCCCTGTTTCGTCTTGATAGGGGCTGGAGCCATCCAGCATGGGATTATCCAACCGATAAGATCCATACACTATTCAAGGCAGTTATGACTCATCCAGCCATATTGGAAAGTACCTGTGGCGAGTGTGAGGATATACAGAACGCGATTGACGATCTAGCGACTGATCTATTACAGTATTCCTTCAATGAGGAAAACTATGTAGATGATAACGAATACCCAGAAACATGGGATGAGCGTACGATAGTCGTACACTCAGAAACGAAAGGATAAAGAATGACCATAACACTCGAAGATGTAGTCACCAGTAACGCATGGGGCTACCTTCACAATGCACAATGTACGAACTGCCGTACCTATCAAGAGATATGGGTACTCTCAGCCATTAGGACTGAGTACGGGTACTGCCTCAACTGCACTGTGGGCTCACTGAGGGAAGTTCACCGATACTCGGATAATGTACTCACTGAGGAAGCACTCATAGCGATCAGGGATAGCCGTCCTCGTCCAACCGAGGATACTTGCTACTCATGCGAGGGGCTAGATGATCTAGTAGCCTCATGGGATGGATCAGGGGCTGAGGTGCATGTCCACGATAATCGTGACTGTTCTCGCTTGTGTGATCGTTGCGATACTCGATACCCACGATATAACAGGTATGTACATTCCTTCTATGCTGGCGATCTATCTATGCCACAATTCGACAAGGTTCTTGGCGAAGAGATGTGCGAGAAGTGCCAGACCGAGGTATACGCTGACAATGGTGGGGTAGATAACTTCTTCTGCTGTGGTGCATGCGAGAGCATGGAGATCAAGGACGATAGCGGATTCTTCAATGGCACTCGCTATTGTAACTTCTGCTATGAGAACAATGTCTATACATGCGATGAGTGCGATCAGCAATACTGGGATGGTGACGGGCATTACTGCGAGGAAGAAGATAACGGCTCTCCGTATATCAATTCCTACTCGTACAAGCCACGCCCATTCTTCTTCGGTACTGCCACCTACCATATGGGGTTCGAGTTAGAAGTCGAGTCCGATGGTAACTCTCGCAGGGATGGTGCTGAGATAGTGGTGAACTCTCTCGGTGAGCGTGTCTATCTCAAGGAGGATGGCTCTCTCAATGACGGGTTCGAGATCGTCACTCATCCACACTCGCTTGAGGAATACCAGACCAAGTTCGATTGGGAGTCACTAGGTAAACTGCGTAGGCTCGGCTTCCGTTCATGGAATACCAGTACATGCGGTCTGCATGTCCATGTCTCACGCACTGCCTTCGGTAACCCGAACACTAGGCGCGACATTACCAAGGTTCAGGCTCATGAGTTACGCTTCATGAAACTGATCTATGACAATGATCGCCAGATCAGCCGACTTGCTGGGCGTACATCCAATTACGCCACCTTCGGAGATAAGGGTCGCCTTGTCGAGAAGATTAAGTACGGCACTCAGCACAATGGTCGCTACTCAGCGATCAACTCAGATAACTCAGCAACCCTTGAGGTTCGAGTGTTCCGAGGATCGCTCAAGCCTGAGCGTGTACTCATGGCGTTGGAACTTGTCCAATGCTCGGTGGAGTACACTCGTGGCTTACATGTGAACGCCAGTAACAAGGCTCTCTCATGGATGATGTTCACTCGGTATGTCGTAGAGCATGCCTCAACCTATCCGCACCTATTCTCAGCCATGGAGAAGTCCTTCATGTCTGATTCAATCGATGAAGACAACTAACCCGTACGATTATCGTACAGAAACGAGTATGTAAAATGTGTATGCTATGTGTAATTCCGCCTAATGTAATTCCATCACGCCAGAAGTTAGAAAACTCAGCACTCAACAATCCTCATGGCTTCGGCTTCGCTATCGTAATTCCTAGCGAGAATCGTATCCATGTCGAGCGCACTATGAACGCTGATACATCCATCAATCGCTTCCTAGAGATGCGTGGCAAGTATCCAGAAGGTTATGCCATGTGGCATGCACGATACGCCACTCATGGTTCGACCACTGTGGAGAACTGCCATCCGTTCCAAGTAGGCGTAGGTAATAACCTCACCTACCTTGCACACAATGGTATTCTGCCAATCATCGAGCCTAAGGGAGATGATCGTAGCGATACGCGTATCTTCGCTGAGGATCTACTACCTGCTATCGGTGGGGTTACTGCCCTAGATAACCCACAAGTGTCCAACCTCATCGAGGACTTCACTGGCGGTTCCAAGGTATGTATTCTCACTGTGGATCCACGCGCTGAGTATCAGTGCTACCTATACCACGCTGAGAAGGGCAAGAAGGATGAGTCGGGAGTGTGGTGGTCTAATGACTCCTGCTATCTCGATACCTACACTCGTGGATCATGGAAGTCCATCAACCCTTTAGACTTTGGGCTAAGTGACTCCTCTCCTAAGAGTACTACTGGACTCGACTACGCCGTATGCACTGTCTGCGAGACCTATACCGATACCAATATGCTCGAATGGGATGAGTCCTTCTGCGTTACATGTGGCTCATGCTATGAGTGCGAGTCATACATCACGACCTGCATGTGCTATCAAGGCTCAGAGAAGACATGGGCTAATTGGGGCGCGGAAGGTGGGTGGGCACTATCATGAGTAAGAAGAAGTCCGTACCACCTACGCCCTACTATCTCGGCGTTCGAGCCGAACTATTCCTACATGACGCCGAACAAGCGTTACGGGAAGGAAAGAAAGAACGCCACGCCGCACTGGTGCTCAGAGCCACTGAGTATCAGCGTATGGCTGGTCAACTACCGATGGAAGGTAACAATGAATAAATACAAGGAAGCCCTGTGCTCTAAGTGTGCCATGACTATCATGGTCTTAGCGCATGACATGAGCGCAGGGTTTTATTGCCAACAATGTGCATGGGATAAGGTGGGTGTACGATTATCGTACAGCCCTTCGGTGAGCAAATGACCGAGCACCATTTTCCCGTGTTTGATAATCCTGCGCTCTGTGCTGAGGTAGATCCAGAAGTCTGGTTCCCTGAGGATGGTCGCAATTACAAGTATAGAACTCCTGAGGCAGTGTACGCCAAGCAATTATGCAAGCGTTGCCCTGCAATACAGGAGTGTCGAGAATATGCGCTCAGATATACTGAACTCTATGGTATATGGGGCGGTCTTGACCCTACCGAAAGAAGAGATATACAGAAAGCCCTTAATATAATTCCGATACCCGTGCTCAGCACGGTTCCAGGAATGACGCAAGGGTTCACCGAAGGGATCAGTCTTGACTGAGCCAAGAGTAGATGACGATATAGCGATGGGTAAGGATGATTCATGCGAGGACTGTGGTGAACGGTTCCGAGACTGTGATTGTCGTGATCCTGATGTGTGCTATGACGAATTCTACAACGATTAGGAAGGTTATCTATGTCAAGAGATGATTACGATCATTTCGTGGGATCTGTTGGAGAGCAACTCCAATTGATTTTCGCTACCTTTATTGGTACAATTATCCTAGTGGGATTTATCCTACTGTTAGCCCTATAGAAAGGATTCACCATGCAAGTCTATCAAGATGAAGTCATGCGAGTCGCTGGATACATCGTTCAAGTGAGCGATGAATATGGCAACGGCACATGGTCGTACGGAATGTTCGATACTGAGGATGAGGCATACGCCTTTACCAATGGCATGTCTTACTCAGTAGTCGAGCCTGTTTATAAGCCAGTAAAGCACTGATGAAGTGTTATATCTGCGCTCATAAGTTAAGCAAAGATAGTGTGACCCCAGAAGGCTTCGCTCAATGCGACACTTGTGGCTGGGTATCACCTGTTCGAGTGGCTTAACTGCTAGACGCCCCTCACCCGTAACTGGGTGGGGGGCTTTTTCATGCCCTGAGTGTACGATTATCGTACAGTGACCTTGTGCCATCCAGAGCCAGTCTTATGCTGGCACACGCACCCTGTACACTGGTCATGCAGACCGATAGCAAGATAGATCTCACCGAATTTATTTGCCATGCCACCAGCGCGACACTTATCGCAGATCACGCCTCAGCCACCCCATCCGCGGGAGCGGGGTCGGAAGAAGTTTGTGTCGGATAGACCTTGCCGTTTTCTGGAACGTCCTCAACCTTGGTTGATGAGAACACAGCAGACTCTTGAATAGCGTCGACATACTGGTGGAAGTAGTCAATGAAAATATAAATCTGACTGACCAGATTCTCGGACATATCCCTGATTTCATTGAAGAATTTAATATCTTCCTCCGAGTGCTTACTCGTCCAAGTCTGATCCTGGATCTTGTCCTCCAGTTTCTTGTAGATCTCCATCACTTCTGTTATCTGCATTGATTTTGGCATTGGCTTCCTCTTCTGTGTAGTCATGTTCCTTGCGTGGCTTACTGCCACCGAGAAAATTAATCAGGTTGTTTACTGCTCTGTTCACTCTCATACGCGCTGCATCTTCTGTGATACCTAGTTCCTTAGCAAAGGTTCTATTGTCACAGCCATCACCGAATCTTAAAAAGATTATCGTCTTCTGTTCAGTGGTAAGTTTATCAAGTCCACACTCAATATCAGCCATCATGGCAAACCAATTGCCTCCCTCAGAGGCCACCTTCTTGCCTGATATGAACCCTAGATCAACGATTGATGGCGCTACTACGTCACCTCTGATGACCGATGGGAGTAAGGCTTCGACCAGTTCTCTATCGTAGTAGTAGTTATCTTCTACACGATACCCACCGATCTGAGCCTTTTGCTTCTGGCAATAGTCCTTTGCTGCGTTGCGTAGTGACTTAGCGATCAGTTTAATCGACTGCTTACCATCTAACGCTTCCCATGTCTTAACCTTGTTAGGGTGCTCAAGGAACCATAGCCAGAGTTCTTGTCGTACATCGTCAGCATCTACAATGTGATACTTACGAGAGTACTCGTAGGCAATAGCACCTACGAGCCCGTCGTATTTTTCTACTACCATTTGAATGTTTTGCCGTTCACTGTGAATGAGTTGTTGATGATTGGTACAAGTTGTGGCGTGACGTTCTTACCATCAACATGCAGGATACCAAAGCCTTGTTGCCATGTGAATAGCCCAGCCTTGATATATTTTGCATTACGATAATCCATGAGATTCCCGAGTTCCATACCCCAGATAGTCTTAGGCTTACCACCACGATAGGTTTGAGTCTGATGTGTCAGACCCATCCTGTGCGTATGACCACAGACGACGCTCATACCTGAGCGCTTGGCTAATCCCAATGCAGTAGCACCTGCTGTGGGTTGTACGTTGCCTTCATCACCATGCATGAGTAGCCAGCCTGGGGCTAGTTCATATGGATCAGTGTGATACTTGATCTCAAGTTCATTGAGTCCAAGGAAGTTTTCTAATTGCAACTCAGGAAGTCCAAGCAATCCTGGTGCTCGCATAGCAACTGTGTTAAACAATCTATCAGTATGGTTGCTACGAATCATATGCTCGATGGTTAAGTCATAAAGCACTTGGCGTGTGAGGTCACGGTCACGTCCAATAGAGCGTTCAAACTCTAGTTCGGTTCCCTTACTCCACTTCGATATGGTCTGCATATCCATTTCATCACCGCAGGATACTACAGTTTCAGGCTGATACCACTGAATGAACTTTGCCACTGCCTTCGTGGCTTCTACATCGTGATATGGAACTTGAAGATCAGATATGCAAACTATGTTTTTCATTTCTTTTTGGTCGCCTTCTTCACTGTTGTTTTCTTAGCACGGCGCTTGTTCTCTAGCCCAACGTTCTTCTTCTTGGAGATAGTACGAAGATTAGAGATCCTGTCATCGCCTGCTCTGCCTTTGTTATTCTTATGATCTACTTCTGTTCCTCTGGGTAAGGTTTTTCCTGTGGCTTTCTCGTAATCAACGCGAGCCTTATTGCTAGAAGTTGTAACCACTTTGCCATCTTTAGTTTTCCTTTTGAATACGTAGATTGGTCGTCCACCGTTTTGTTCGCTACCTTTATAAGGTCCGAACATTTTTTTGATCTTTGATTTGATTGACTTTTTCATTTGTATACTCCTAATTTTTTGTCTCTTGCCATATCCTTTGCCATACCACAGTTGTAAAAATCTATGATAATTTCATCTAATTCATCTGAATCTAATAAGAACCATTGAGAATTACCATCAAGCCATAAATGGATATTATATGCCCCTCGCATAATCCACTCAAAAGGCTTTGCTAGCAGTGGTTTTGGTCTTATGTAACGCAGTGATTTAATCATTTTAATTCTTCCTCTAGTTCAGTCACTTCCGCATCTGGACCGAGTAAAAACTTGTCATAGATTCCCGTAGTATAACCATCAGGTTGTTCTTCAATTGTATCCAAGAAACCTTGAATAGCGGTCTCTTCATCAGTAGCATCACAAATGATCGTGTAACGCTGTTTAGTTATAATCTGTACTTTATATCTAGTCATTTGGCCATTTACCTTTCATTACCATGAGTGCGATGATAGAATAGTTTGCTAGATCAGCAAAGGAATCCTCGAGAGGTTCATTGACTGCATTAAAATCATTGTCTAATAAGTGATTGATACGTGCCATCTTGTCCCACATACGCACACGCAATCCATTGAGTGGGCCTCCAGGACTTTGTGAGATGTTCTTTGGACCGTAATCCTTATGCTTCTTGAGTAGCAAGTTAGTGAGTGTGTCGCTGATCTCCCATAGATCTAACTCAAAATCAGTTGGTCCGAGATCGTCAAACTTATATTCATTTAACTTTTCAGGGTGTGCTCTCTCACGAAGCGACCATGTATAGTCGTAATCAAGTTTTTTAATTGCGTCTACTAGATTAGTTTGCCTTTGCTTATTCTTTTTCATTTCCATCTTTCTTGAGTAGTTTTTCTAGGTCACTTATCATGTCGTCCATCTCACCAGCAACGACAATCTCTTCTACGAACTCCTCTAGGTCGCCATCACTAACATTGACCATCATCAAGGTTGCACTCTGAACAGCATCCCATACACCATCAAGATCGCCATGATTAGCAAGGTCATTGATGAGGCTAAGGAATGTGAATAGATCAAATGAGAATCTCTTATTGAGGCGCACACCCCACTCAAAGTCCATGTTGCAGTGCTGTAGGAACTCGAATATATCTGAGGTACTAAAGCCACAGTCATCATCACACTTGAGGATGCCATCTTTATTTGGTACTAACATTATGCACTCGCAATCTTCTGTTGGAAATATTCTACACCATTTGTCCGATATATGCTGTTCACATCCTCGCCATCAGGCATGGTCACAATGGTCAAATTGGGCAATTCTTTGGCTAACATCTTGCCAAACTCAGACCCAGCATTGTCACCATCGGCAAAGAGAAACACTCTCTCGAAGTCTGAAAGTAGTCTGGTGTAATGCTTTTTCCAGTTGTTCACTCCAGGGACCCCCACCGCAGGTATCCCGCAAACTGTATCAAGCGTGATGGTGTCAATCTCGCCTTCACAGATAGAAATATATGAGGACGCTTTGAAAAACGAACCCACGTTATAGAGATGGGTAGTCGCCCCGCTGATCCCCATGTATTTTGGCTCTGAGAGGTCCATCGACCTGAATCGAAGGTCAACCACCCCCGAACGCGTAAGATACGGAATCGCCAAGCGATTGATATAGGCTTCATGACCCGTGAGCGGCTCTAGCACGACGCCCAAGCGCATTTTCAGGGCGTGTTCCATTGTTATACCCCGTTCTGCGAGGTATTCCTCCGCTTCGTGTAGTGCGCTGTGGTAATACTTTGCCGCTCTGGTCAAAGATTCCTTTTGCAAGTGTGATTGCTTCACGAAAACCAACTCCTTCTTTTAACATAATGATAGCATACGCATCGCCTTTATATTGGCAACCATGACACTTAAAGATATTATCTCTTAGGTTGACTGCTGCAGATGCATGTGAATCATCGTGGAATGGGCATTTAAGTTTAGCCCAACCACTACGGGTAGGTACAACAGCACCATAGTACTCAAGTATTGTTGTTATATCTGGCGCATCATTCATTTTTCATCGCCTTCTTTAGTAGATCTAAATATACTGACCCAGGCATTGTAGCATACCAATCTCCAGGAGATGATTTACCTTTGCGCTTGTGCCATACAACACCAGTCCATGCCTTAGCATGTTTGATCTCAACAATAAGTTCTTCTATCCATCCAGATAGTGCCATGCTCTTGTGATCTTTAACTTCGATGCACACACCATTGACACCAGCGATGTCGCCCTTATCTTCTTGTGCCCCTGCTAAACGCCTTTCAGCGTATGGGTATCCATTCTCAATTAGATAGGTGACTACATCTCTTTCGGCTTTGGAGCCTTTTGCTTTCGCTGCACTACTCATCAGTACCATCCATTTTTCTTGTGGAACTCTAACGCCTTTACAGGAGTCTTGTAGCGGTGCTTAATATATTTGAGCCCTAAGTCAATCTGCTCCACCATAGGTGTACGCGGATCCATCTTGAGCAATTGCGGAATGCCATAGGCAGTGGAGCGAGGATTGTCTGCTGTGTAATCCCAGCGTGACTCTTTATCCCATAATTCTTCTAGCGCTATCCATTGAAGATTGCTGTTATATAGCGAAAAAACCTTGATTTTGGCTACTTCTCGGGCTGCTAACTTCATCTCAGACATGGCTGGCGATGAGCAGTGGTAAAAGATTTCTTTTTCAATATCTATAATTTTTTTCTGGATAAACAACGCACCCACAGTGTGGGGAAGTGTACCCACAAAGACTACAAAAACCATCAAGAATATGTAGTTTCTTAGTTTCATCTTTACTCCTCAATTGGGGCAGTTGCCTGTGTTCCACAGTCAGCGCACTCCATATCTCTGAAATACATTCCTATTGTATTATCTTCATCGAATACTACTTTAAGATTCCAAACGAAACATCCACATACACAGACACGGGTAGGTTCACCTCTGATGTCCATGGCTTGCGTGTAGTCAGGTTTTAATTCATTTATATCTTTCATACAACAACGCGTTCTGGGATGTCTGAAACATCCATATACTCTGGGTTAAACTGCAACCAAAAAGCCGTATCCCCAGTTGGATCTGCCTTACCATAGCGGTTCTTAACTGCTGCTACAGCGATGTAGCCTGGTGCGTTAGTCCCCACTGTACAGATAAGTGCAGGCAACTGCGCCACCATACCCTGCAAAGCAGAGCGTGGTTGACATGGGTTCCCCGTATACGACTCCTTGGTGTGGTGCAGTATTAGTACAGCAGCGTTGGTATCTCTTGCAAGATACTTCAACTCTTTGATTGTAGAGCGCATGTTCGCAAACTCTTCTCCCCCGTCATTGGAGATATCCATAAGGTTATCAACAACAATGAGAGTCGGCGAACAGCCCCACAACTCCTCGAATGCTTCTACCTCTTGATCGAGATCTGCCAGCGTAGGTGCTGACTCAAACGACCAGAAGATATGTCCCGAGGAATCATTAATTATTTTACGACTACCTTCAACATCTTGGTTGAGCATATTCTCAGCCTCTGATTGGGGTTTGCCAGTAATCATAGAGAGCAGACGCATAGCCATTGTATGGGCGTTTGTGTCGGCTGATACATAGAGAGTGGGAACCTTAGCCCGTAGCGCAATAGCCAAGGCTAGCGTTGACTTACCAGCACCTGGGGTGCCAGCAATCATCGACACTTCGGATCTGCGTATGACTATCTTGTTGACGTCAAACGTGCGGAATACAGATGGCAATGGTTCGCCACCGATATCTTTGCCACCAACTGCACGGGCTAGGGTTCTCATCTCTTAGAAACTATTCCAATCTGCATCATGTCTGCGTACCCAAATAGGTTCGCACTGATCTGGTGTTCCCTTAGGTGAAGGACACATGTATGCCTTCCAAGGACCTTTAGCACCAGCGCCTGTTCTCTTGGTCATTACACCGTGAGAACAACTCTTTGATGTGGGTCCTACATTACCAGCAGGATTGGTTGGATGTGCAGTATGAACTACCTCAGCCCCTGGAAATGCTGCTGCGATATTTGTAACTGCCTGAACACCATTGGTAGGTGCTCCTGTTAGAGACTGTGCCATGATCTTGAGTACATCTTGTGACTCTTCGATACCGACAGCACTCTCTAGTGCTTCACAGAAACCTGCATAGGTTTCCGATGCTACCACGAAGATACGTCCATCGGGTAGTTTGCTACTGACTTGGAAGTTTCCAGTCATTTGTTATCTCCTTTTTTCGTCGAATGAAGAAACTTGCATGATGATATCACACCACATCTGCCACAGTTAGATAAATTTGGCAGGAAGATCGTACTCTTGCGAGCCAGATCAAAGGTGTTAAGCATGTCCTCGACACGCTCTGAGTGTAAGAATTCTAGGTTCCATTGTGAAACAGTGCCAGTACGTGCATCCCAGAAGCCTGCCCTATCGACAGTAATCCCATGCTTCTCCAGCGCCCATGCATACACTGCAAGTTGCAGAGGATGCCTCTGGGATGACGCACCAGTCTTGATGTCGATGAGTACCCTATTCCCATCGAAATCGGTCATGACTCTATCGATTGCCATCTTGACGACAGTATCCTCGATAGGAATTTCATACTCTTTTTCTATAAAATCTTCGTAGACATTCCAGCCATTGTTGCGAAACTTGATCCACTTCTCAAGCATCCAGATGCCTTCGCCATACCACCACGACATATCCTCACGCTTGGCATACTGCCACTCGCTCATGTCTCCATGGAGTTCTTCATCTTCTTTGACTTGATCAAACCAGACCTTGTTCCAGATGGTTTCTAAATCTCCACCTTCAATGTCATAGACTTCTGTAGCCTTATGTACAGCTGTGCCACCTGTGAACCAGACTGCATGTGCTTCTTGTACCTTCTCGACTTTAGTGAGATAGTACTTCCAGCCACACTCTTGCCACGTGGTTAGTGATGAATAGGAAATATGCTTTGGTAATTCGCTCATAGAAGTACTATATCACACGATTGTGCTTTAGGAAGATTGAACCCTCCACGAAGTCAACCGCGTCGTCGATATCCGATTCGATATCTATCCAGAGTTCTGACGAACTCCCCAATACACTACATCTCCGCATTTCTTAACCTCCTGCCTGAGTCCTGAATTTAAGAAATGCCCCCCTACCCCCCAAAAAAAATTGGTGGTTCAGGGAGGCGATGAACTAGGCTTTGCCGTCGTCCGTCATTTGAAGTTTCTGCCCCACGGTTTAACCCGCGCAAAAAGAATATCATGTGATACGATCTTTCGCATGATTGATTATGATGAAAATGACGTGTCGGAATGCACACGATGCTCGGCTATGGTTGGTACTGAAACGCTAGTCAGACGTGCTGACGGTGCTATATGTGAAAACTGTTGGGATGACCTATGATAGAGATAGCGCTATGTGGTGAGTGTCGCAAGACGATCAACACCGAAGATGATACCTTTGTAATTGTCGACAAAGTATACTACTGCTACGATTGTTGGAGGAATGTCTGATGCCTACCTACGACTATGAATGCGCTGGGGATGGGGAAGTCATAGAGTTCACCCTGCCCTTCGACCATGAGGCTCCTGTATGCGCCTGTGGCGACGTTATGAGGCGTGTTTTTACGGCAGTTCCAGTCAAGTTTAACGGCTCAGGATTCTACTCAACAGGTGGATAGAAACGACAAAAAGCCCCCCACCAGAGTATTTCTACTCGGATGAGGGGCTAAGTGTCTTAAATCGCCTGCTAGGGCCTTAGAATGGCCTTATTTGGAGCCTGGACCGTAATCCTTTGAGTTCTTGTTAGCCCATTTAGCCAGTGGTGCGGCCAATGCGCCGATTACTACAGCATACTGTGGAGCCATATCTGTAGCAAGAGCGATACCCATGGTTACGGCAGCAGCCACAACAGCAAGAGCATAGTCCTTGATAGCCTTCTTGTACTTTTCAGATAGTGTAAACTTCTTCATTTTGTATCCTTCTTTTTTGGTAGTCGTTTTACTTTGGAAACAATCTTGCCTACTACTTTAGCCTTGCCTAACCATGGGAACCATGCGGATTCATCGTTTCCATAGCCCTCCTTGATGGAGATATGCAAGTGCTTGTTATGCGGATTGGAACCTGTATACTTCAAGACACCCTTGGCCTGTGACCAGATGCGTCCCTGAAATATTAGATAACTTACTCGTTCATCATCTTGCAGTTTGATAAATAGTTCTACGCAGTTAATGCCATGCTTTGGATCATGAGTCAGATCAACTGCAAGACCAGTATTGTGGTCTGAGTTAGGACTGGCTTTGATATGAGCAGCACTGGGCAGGAGCCCATCGCTGGCCTTGGCCCGATTCGGTGACAAAGCCGTTGCTTGACGCAGAACAGCAATTGCAGCAGGTGTGGCTTTCTTGGCTACAGGTTTCATTCGAACTCACTTTCGTTGTATCAATATCTGGTAGAGGATTTCTACTTTTTCCTCGAGACGTATGACCGAGTCCTTGAGGCTTGAGCCTGAATTGGGCTTGAGTTCATAAAGGTAATGCTTAACTAGCCATCTAACAGAACCAGCGAATGCTGATATTACTGCTATAATGGACACGATTAGTCCAGCCCAATTTGCTGCGGTCATTGGTTGCGCTCCTAGGAGTTAGATGGTGCGGATGGTTGCTACGAGGATTCCACCGAATCCAGAGAAGCGTTTGTCTGACGGTGTTCTATTTATAAATTGAATGCTTTCAATAAGACCTAGATAGGACTCACCAGTGCGGAAATCTTCAACACGGATTGTATCTCCAAGACTTTCTACTGTTTCTAGCAGGGTAAGTTTATCATATGCTGCGCCTTCATGCCCAACCTGATTACCAAATGAATCCTTTTCTCTATCATAGCAAAGAAGAGGATAAGATATTAATCTCTGTCGTGAAACGGCTGGCAATGATTTAAGTTGATACCCAGAAAATATAGGTCCCTTTGTGGTATCAGTTGAAGAGCGAGATATAGTAAATTTGAAAGATAGATATTCCTGAGCACCTACTGGGTAAGAGACTGAGGCCTCTGGGGTAAAATCACCTTGAGCGAAAGATCCAACTTGATACTCTGCTCCAGATTTATCAACAGATCTAATGGTTATCCCACCATTGGTATTGTCGATACGCGCCTTTATATTCTTGAATATCTTATTCTCAAGAGTTCCATAGCGGATAGCGCCAGTAGTAATATATCCACTTGGAACTAGAGTGCTAGCAGATTCTAAATAGACACCACCATCAGTTGTATCATAAGCAGTGCAAAATACTAAACGATTAGTTGTTCCCATAAAAGCAACTGCAGTTGTCGGATGATCAGTTTGATGCGCTCCAACTAAGTCGCTTGCATAGGCAAATCGTAATGGCTCACCCTCAATAATTTGGCTAAGATCAACACGGGTAAGACCAGCATCAGGACTTGCACCTGTGGTAACCCATGCAAAACGATCAGCACATGCTACGTCATAGACAGGCTGAGTCGACTCAAAGATAAGAGGGCCGTATTGCAGGGAACCGTCTTGGTCATTAACATTAGAAACGCGCAGACCCTTACTGGTTCCGATAATCATATAGCCTAGATAGTAATAGATTTTCTCAATTATTTCTCCTGATGGAAATTCAGCAGCAACCACAGCCTGTGTTAGGACTGGCATAGAGCCATTAGTTCCTAGTGTGTACTTCTGGATAGTTGAGTAGATACCAGAGTGACCTGCAGTGTAGATAGCAGGGCCAGAGGCTGCCACAGAAGTGTAGTGATAATTTGTGTTGGGGTTAGTATACACCAAAGTACCGCCACCAGTACCAGTTAACGATGTTGCATTTGTTGGTAATTCGTATACATTATTGTTGACGCAAAGAATAATACGATCTTTGACAAACTCCATAGCAGCATATTGAATCTCAATGTTTGCATCCTGGAACATTTGAGTAACATCTCCAGATGCAGAAGGGTTAGATGAGCCAGTAACTGAGTCGCCAGTCAGTGGCTTCTTGAACATAGTCAGGCGTTGGTTTCCACCAGATGTTTTATTAGTTACCCAGTAAGCATTGACTCCATCATCGCAGATAGCAAATACTTTTCTATCAGTGCCTGATATGTAGTCGATAAAGTGAACTACTGGATCAGTTACACCAGTTCCTACTGGTGACACTGCTGTTGATGCCACTGTTCCACTTGTTGCTGTTGTATATGTAAATGTGGTTGTTGTAGGTACAGCGGTGATTCTATAAGTACCATTAAAGGTAGCATCTACACCAGTAATAACTATAGTCATACCTACTGCTAATCCATGTGCTGCGGTAGTAGTCAGTGTCGCTACGTTAGTTGTCCGTGCTTTATTATTGATAGATACAGTAATTGCTGGTGATATTTTATCCACGTCAAACTCATCGTGGAGCAGTACTGCATTGATACCAGACCATTGAATAGAGCGAACGTGCTGGTTTGGGTGCTGGTGGTCAGTTCCAACTACAGCACCAGTTGTAACGTGAACATTAGTTGTATCTTTGAGTAGGGTTACTTGACCCTTAACCCAAGGGTTGACACCCTGGGAAGCAAAGTAACGGTAATCTATAGACTCACCAGAAGCAGGATCATAAAAATTAATGCCCGTACCACCATGAAAAGATGACTGAGCACGAACCCACCAACCAGTAATTGACTGCTCGCCAGGTTCATTTGACTGGTCAATCTGTTGCTTACGATACTGTGCAGTTTCTCTAGTATGCGGAAACTCATCTCCAGTGTGAAGCAAGAACGGCATATCGTTAATGGCTATGTCATATGCTTCTGAATTAGAGGAATAACTAATAGCACCAACTGGATTGGAAAGGGATAAAGGTAAACCCTCAGTGATATCATAGCCGTAGGACATTATTATCTCCTTAAAATAGTTAGTTCAATACTTTATTTGTTGTATTATTTAAGTATTGCTTGTGTAAATATAAACAATGCCTTGAGTACCTAAGGTGCCAGCACCACCTGAGCCGTAAGTGTCAATCAATGTACTTGTATTTTCAGCATATCCACCACCGCCACCGCCTGCACCACCTGCGCCATAAGATGTGCTCGATGTAGTAGCAGCCGCTCCACCAGTTGCAGCAGGTGTTGATGCCCTAGCAGTTCCACCAGCGCCAGCAAGTTTGCCACCTGTACCTGTACCAGCCACGCCACCAGAAAATGTTGTAGTAGAAGTGCCTAATGAAAATGCACCACTACCGCCTCCAGGACCAGAAATTCCAGCGTTTCTTGTAACATTGCCTAAAGTTGGTCCTAGATATAATGTCATTGAATTAGCAGAAACACTACTGCCACCAGTGAGACCATTTCCAGTAGAAGTTCTGGAACTTCCACCATTAGCACCAGTAGTTCCTGATGCTGAAACGAATCCAGATACGGAGCAAGTTCCACTGACAAAAGAACTATTTTGTCCGTAACCAGAGTTTGCTAAACTTGCAAAAGTGGAGGGACTACCAGCGCTTCCAGCAGATACATTAAAAATATCTCCTGGGTTCACTCCATAATCTTTGAAAGCAATTCCAGGCGAACCACCGCCACCTGCTCCACCTGCTCCGCTTACTCTATAAGAAGAGGCGCTTCCATTAGATGCTTCACCGCCACCGCCTATGAGAAACACCGCTATTCTTCTAGCGCCTGCTGGAACTGTCCAAGTTTGACCGCTATTTACAATTGTTGCAGCAAGAGAGTAATCAGGTAACGATCCAGATGTTAAACCAAAACCGCGAGCAGAGTTACCTGCTATAGTTCCTAATAAAGGCATTGTTACTCCTTATGCAAACTTTGTTTGGCTAGCAAGTACTGTGTATGTTGGTGTCGCTGCCGTCTTAATAATTGTTAATGAGTAAGCATCAATAGAAGATGCGCTACCTGCAGTCGGTGCTATACCGTTCTGCCATTTTGGAGTAACTGCTGAGCCATCAATTTGATACGTAGTTGGATAGTAAGCAGTCGTTCCATTGGTTGCTAGGAATACAACGGTTATAGCATCACCTACTTGTAAGACTGAACTAAGTGTTGCACCCCCACTGGCACGAACATTGAGTGTCCAGTTACCAGTAGCGTTAACTGTGTAGTATAAAACACTTCCATCGGCTGCCTCAAAGTTAACAGTTCCACCTGCTGCTGTCGCTGAAATTGTCGTGCGCTCTTCTGGTGATTTAAGAATAGGATTATTAAGGGTTGGAGCAGTAAGAGTTGGGGTAGTAATAGTTGCGCCAGTAGTAAGAACTACTACTCCAGTACCAGAAGATCCAGAGGCACCAGTTCCACCATTTCCAATAGGTAATATTCCAGTAACGCCAGTAGTTAAAGGTAATCCAGTAGCGTTAGTAAGAGTTGCTGATGTGGGAGTGCCAAGAATTGGAGTCACCAAAGTTGGAGAAGTAGAGAGAACATTATTACCAGAACCTGTTGAAACAGTTACTCCAGTACCGCCATTTGCAACAGGAAGTGTTCCAGTAACACCTGTTGTTAATGGTAAACCTGTAGCGTTGGTCAATGTACCTGATGTTGGTGTGCCTAAGATTGGAGTTACAAGCGTTGGACTTGTGGCAAGAACATTGTTACCGCTACCAGTTGAAGTAGTAACGCCAGTACCACCGTTTGCAACAGGCAATGTTCCTGTCACTCCAGTTGTTAAAGGCAACCCTGTTGTATTTGTAAGTACTCCTGAAGCGGGAGTTCCCAAGGCAGGAGTGGTCAAAGTTGGTGAAGTTAAAGTTTTATTTGTTAAAGTCTGAGAACCAGTAAGGGTTACCGAACTGTCTACACCTGATGTATAGTAGTTAAGGTCATCAGATGTAAGCACATGTTTTACAACCGCACCACCACTATGAGTAATAGCAGATGTACCAGCACGGGCTCTTACTATGGTAAGGGTATCAGAAGTCACATTTTGAACAAAAACAATTTCTTCATTTGCTGTATCTGGGTCAATTGCAACCGTAAACTGGTCTGGGTATACACCACCAACTGCTGGTCCAAGCGTCTCCCTTACTAGGGATGCAGCAGTACCAGTAGCAACTACCATAGTTGTAGCGGTACTTGATATGCCAGAAGCAAGAGTTGTTTCAACGCTTGTGCTTGTATATTTACGTGTCATTTGTTTTCCTTAGCGTATTGTATAGTGAAGTTTGACTGGATATTTGCCTTGTAACTTTCCTGCTTCTTCGTTAAGACGTTGCTGATAAAGTGCAAGTATGTATTTTGCTGAGTTGGTTCCAGCCTGTGAAGGTAATTTGCTGTCTGCAGCGTCTGACTCAGCAGATGTTAGATTAATACGACCAGCATCTACATAAGAGAGCAACTTGTGACTTGCACCCAAAGTGATTACATCTCTGCATGATTCTGGTAGACCTGTCACATCAGCAAAATCTTCGGTGTTTGATTCAAGAGTATTAGGTTCAGTTGTGTACCAGACCTGTATTGTGCGTCCTGCTTGGACATCATCATAAATAGAAATAGTTGAGGTTGATCCAAATGACGCTGCGTTAGCCATTCCATCCATACGCCACTTGCGAACTGGTAGCCATTCTCTAGTGGACCCAGTTGTTTCCCATGAGACACTCAAAACATCTTGGCAATCATCTGGCAATGCGTAACTTATTTTGGCTGAATTATAACTAAATGTAGTAGTGTTAATTGCCCACAGTTTAGGGAATACGCTATTGATTGTATCGTTAATAGCCTGCTTAATAGTTACTCGTGGGAATGTAGGAGAAAGAGTTACCTGAGCATATTGAGCATGTGGTGCAGGGTTAGTACCCTGAAATCCTCTACCAAAGCCTGGAATAACATTTAATACGCTAGAGATTTTATCAAATGAGTCAATCCATATAAGTTCGTCATCGATTTCGATAACACCTTTTGCAAGGTTGTTAGAGGAACCAATAGAGATTGAGTTTGATGTAGTGGTGATACCACTAGGATTGGCAAGATAAGTAATACGATCTTGACGCATTGTGTAACCTTGGAGGTTAGCGCGAACCTCATCAACCATATCTTTAAGTGTTGCCATTTATCTTCTCCTGATAGAAGCGCAGGTTATTCTGCAGCCGTTCGTCATTTGGATTTATTTCTATTGCTTTCTTGCCATACTCATAAGCCAACTCATATTCACCTAAATTGTAATATGAGATAGCAGCGAAGTCATATGGTTGTTCACCCCAAGCCCAGCCTTCGCAAAGGTAGTCAAGTGGCTTCTCTGTAATCTTTAGAGCCTCCAGTGCGAAGAATCCACACTTAGCCCAATCTTCTTTTTTATAGTAATGCTTAGATAGTGCAACTAAAGACTCTCGTCTTTTGCTAGTTTCTACTGCAGACTTAAGATGTTCCTCTGCATTTTCTGGTTCACACTCTGCTAGGTAAATCTTTGAGGCTGCAATCTCTGGAGCCCATATAGCATATTTACTATACTCCTTAAACTTCTCAGCAGCCTCTTTTAACCTGCCATTAAAGTAATACTCTCTGCCTAAGTAGTAAAGGTTTCTATCTCCAGTAGGGTCTTCTGCAACAGCAGTTTCTAACAGTGGTAGATACTGAGACCTAGACTTGGTGCTATCTGGGTGGTGTTCAATATTTAATTTTAACCACTCTTGAGTTTCTTCTATATTATAGTTGACTAGAATTTCGTGGACTGGATGCTTCCATCTGTAGCCATGACGCTTATGAATCTTATCTCCGCCATAGACTAGACCTGGAGTGTTATCTTCTTTCCAAGACCACGTGTACTCATATCTTGGTCTGGTTGCTGTAGCCTTTTCTAACTGCTCACGCCAACCAGCAACAAGAACTTCATCCATATCTAGGGCTATACAATAATCAATATCTGCTGGAATCGCAGCAAGTGAGGCATTGCGAGCCATATCAAATCTCCAAGGAGATACTGTAATATCGATTACATTGATGCCCAAAGCCTTTGCCTTGGCAACGGTAGCATCCGAGGAACCTGTATCTGCTATCAGTAGATAATCAGCATCCTTAGCACTTTCATACCATCGTTCTACAAATTGTTCTTCATCCTTAGCAATTGTATAAACTGCTATTTTCATTCTAATCCCCTTGTATAAAAAAACCTAACAGGTGTGAGGTTTATTCTGTTGGAAGTGTAACGGCCTGCCAGTTCAGATCAACTTCATTCCACATATACATTAAGCCATCTGTTGGGTAAGGTACGGGCGCTTGCCATCGGCAAGTTTCCTCATCAAGTACCCAAGAGTTAAAAGGTTTCGGTGCAATGAAGGCATCGCGTTCTTCATCAAAGTAATACGAAACGCCAGCGTAGTTCTTGCGAATGTTGCCGTTGTAAGATGTTTTGACCCAAGTGCCACCAAGATTATCAATGAGCCATTGATACCCTTCATCACCGTTGGGATCATTGTTATCACCAACGGTTACACGAATGACTGTGTTGTTCTCGTCTAATTCTGCCCAGTGCGCCATTATCCGCCAACCTGACTTCTTGTGTATCTAAAAATTATAATTCCTGAACCACCAGCGCGACCAGTTTGATTGACTGCTCCACCACCACCAGAACCCGTGTTCACTGTTCCAGCAGTTCCAAGAGTGTTGTCAAACCGATTACCACGCCCACCACCACCAGAACCACCTGCAGCCCCGCCGATAGTTCTATCAGCACCTGCACCGCCGCCACCGCCTGCATAAACGCCAGATACTCCTGTTGAAGTTACCGTTGCCCAAGAGGAAAGTGAAGAATTGCCTGCACCACCAACGCCACCGATGTTGTTCACAACCGCAACACCATTCGCCGTTGAACCGCCACCGCCACCGCCTGCAAAAACTGGGGAATTGTTGTTACCAACCGAACCAGTAAATCCGTCACCAGATGTTCCACCAGTAACGCCAGTTGTCGTGCCACCAAATGTTGCTGTTTGTGAAAATCCACTTGCAGTTACTGAACTTGCCACGCCATTTGTTTGACCAGCACCGCCACCGCCTATTGTGCAAGTATAATTTTGAGCCGTCAAACTTTGAGCGGATAAAGATAAGAACTTACCAGCACCACCACCGCCACCAAAGTTTCCACCATTAGAACCGCCAGCACCGCCACCAATTATAAGAATGTCTACCGTTAGCGTTGGAATCAAAACTTCAAGAGTTCCATTGGCTCTGAATGTTCTGTAATAATAAGTGGCGTCGCTGGTTAAAGTGCCGCCTGTTACGGTTTTTTTAGATGAAGCAAAAATTCCAAGAATAGGCATTTATACAATATCCCCCACAATAAGAAATGTATTTGATGCTGTGCAGATCACGCTAGATGCTGAGTTGATTTGTCGCAACTTTGGAGCGGTACTAACAATACCAGCAGAAAGAATCGTAACTCCTGCACCCTGAGCAAAAGTTACTTGACCTGCCCCGTATTGTGCCACATTGACTATTTCGTTTGCAACAAAAACTGACGGTGGCACTGTGATAGTAATGGCAGCAGCGTTATTTGCTGTCACAATTTTGTCTTTATCGCTAGCAACTAAAGTGTAAGTTGTACCAGTTTGAGTATTGAACCCAACTAGATTGTTTCCAGCAGGCCCTGTTGCACCTATCGCGCCAGTAACAACAACTCCACTTGTAACAATTCCAGATGAAACAACAACCGATGTACCACCAACACCGCCAGCAACAACAATCCAACTAATTGAATCTCCCGCAACTACTGAAAGATTTAACCCTGTTGTATAACCTTCACTTGCACCGCTTGCAACAGAAAGTGTTTTGCCTGTTGCTGCTGCGTTTTTGTAAACTTCAACCGTAAATGTGCCAGTAAACGCTGTTGCCGCTTGTACCGCTAAACTATCAAGCGTTCCTGACTGTGTTAAATTAACTCCAGTTGCAGAACTGTTGCCACCGTTTCCAAATGCAAAGAAGTTGCCTGTTGCTGGTGATGTGTTTCTTTCACCCCAAATA